ATACCAAGAGAAACAACAAATCAAAAAGCAGTTCCAAAAATATTTATCTCCTGACATGGTTGAAGAACTACAAAAAGACCCTAGTAAATTGAGACTCGGTGGTGAAAGACGAGAGATGACTTTCATGTTCATGGACATATGTGGATTCACTCCCATATCAGAGGCATTTAAGAACAACGATGACCCAGAAGGATTGGTAAATTTAATTAATAGATTCTTAGATGTTCAGACCAAAATAATTCTAAATAATTCTGGAACCATAGATAAGTATATGGGAGATTGTATTATGTCTTTCTGGAATGCTCCTTTGAATTGTCCAAATCATGCCGAGTTGGCAGTCAAGTCTGCACAAGAAATACTAATTGCAACCAAGGAATTAAATGAAGAACTATCTCCTCTCAATCTGCCTCCTATTAATGTCGGTATTGGCATCAGCACAGGAGAATGTATTGTTGGAAACATGGGGTCAGAACTTAGATTTGACTATTCCGTCATTGGAGATGCCGTCAACCTTGGTGCTAGACTCGAAGGACAAACAAGAAATTATGAGGGGGTGGACTTGTTGTTATCAGAAGAAACATATCAACAATGTACAGAGGGAGCATTTTCTGAAGTCGATAGAATACTCGTCAAAGGAAAATCAGAGAAAGTTAGCATCTTCACTCCAATTCACAGAACCACCTAGTAAAACTCAATGGGTTGTATTCACCAGTCTTCAACTCTTAGATATCTATACAACATATAACGGTCTTAAATATGATTGTGTTGAAGAAACAAATCCTCTTTTTGGGGAAAGGCCATCAGTGTCAAAAATGTTTTTTGTTAAAGCAGCTGTTCTCTATCCAATAATGACTACTGAAATACAACAACCAGTAATGAATCGACAAGACATGAGAGATGTCAATACTCTTATGACTATAGTTGTATTAAATAATAGGCATGTCGAAAACAAATCAAAAAGATGCAATAAATTGTAAAAACCCCTTGAAATTTTAAAAAAAGACCTTATAATAGGAGTATGGTGTTATAAATACCATTGTAATTGCTCAATAGAGGATTACATATATTAACTTGCTAAAATTTAGGAGAAACATATGACGCATTTAGATATATTTGGTCAATTCAGACCGTTCGCAATAGGATTTGACAGGTACTTCGAAGACCTCGAAAGATTGTCACATCACACACAAACTAATTATCCACCTTACAACATCGTAAAGGAAGATGATGAAAACTTTTGCATAGAACTTGCAGTTGCAGGTTTCAGCAAAGAGGACATTGAAATCTCTAGGGAGAAAAATGTTCTTATGATTGAAGGTAAAGTAGATGAAGATTCTAAGGACTTTGTTCATAAAGGACTTGCATCAAGGGCTTTCAAAAGAAGTTTTAATCTTGCAGACTTGGTTGAAGTCACAGGTGCCGACATGAAAGATGGTATTCTACATGTCAAACTGGTTAAAGTTATTCCTGAGGAAGACAAACCAGTAGTTATTGAGATTAGTTAGAAAACTACCTTTACAGATACACTCATTTGTAATATAATGGGTGTATCTTTTTATATTATGGAGATAGAATATGTTATCAGTAGGTGACAAATTCCCTGCCTTCTCACTACAGGGAATCAATGAAAACAATGAATTTGTGAGAGTCAATGTTGAAGAAAACTATACACCACTCAAACATGAATGGTCAGTGGTTTACTTCTATCCGAAAGATTTTACTTTTATCTGCCCAACAGAAATTGCTGGTATGGATATGTTAGTAGATGAATCGAATGTTATCGGTATCTCAGGTGATAATGAGTTCTGTAAATTAGCATGGAAACAAGACAATGAACTGATTGGTAATATCAGACATACACTTGCTGCTGATTGTGGACTTGGTCTATCATCTGCATTAGGTATTGTTAACGAAGAAGAGGGTGTTTCGTATCGTGCAACATTCATCTTTGATAAAAACAGAGTCATTCAACATGCCTCTATTAATGCACTAGATACAGGCAGAAATGCTCACGAAGTATTAAGAACACTACAAGCGTTAAAAGCAGGTGGTCTTACAGGTTGTGAGTGGAATCCTGGAGAAGAATTCGTTGCCTGAATTTAAATGTGATTTAGTCTTATCAGAGGAAGACGCTAAGTTCGCCTCTGATAAAATCACGGAGTATTACCAGAATTTTGGTAATATGGCAGACTATTTGAGAAAAATCAAACTAGAGAGGGTGGCAGAAATGCCGTCTCCTCTTTTTGGTTTTAATCTATCAGATGATTTCTTTTCAGACTTCAATATGCATCCAGAAGATATGAACTTTAGAGTTGGTGTTGCAGACCACGAAATCTTTCATAACTACTTAGAGATTATTACATCACATGCAATTGAGGCCTCAAATCCTGGTAGAAAACTAATTTTAATGGTCTATGAAACAAATACAAATAAGATTGTGGGTTTCATAAGACTAGGTTCACCAATGATGAACATTGCTCCTAGAAATAGGTATTTTGGTGAAGTGTTAGGTGCAGAAGCAATGCCTGTATTTAACAAACATGCAATTATGGGAATGATTATAGTTCCTACTCAACCATTTGGATTTAATTATCTTGGTGGTAAACTACTTGCATTGATGTGTTGTTCACATGAAGTTAAAAAGATTATAGATGAAAAGTACGATATGAATCTATGTCATTTTGAAACTACATCACTTTATGGTTCAACAAAAAGTATGTCTCAATATGATGGTCTAAAACCATTTATAAAAGGACATGGTTTGACTGATAGTAATTTTGCACCACTTATGAATGACAATTACTTTAAAGACTTAGAGAAATTCTTTGTAGAAAAGAATGGTGGTCCGATTGTTTGGGAAGGAGCATCAAGTAGAAAAATGAAAGTTCAATCTAAAATGATATCTATTATTAAGAAGTCTCTTAATGAAGATGATAAGAAGACCTTTACAGAAGTAGTAGATGATGCAAGAAGATTGAATGAAAGAAAAAGATTTTATGTATCTGATTTAGGTTATGAGAATTCTAAAGATGTTATATTGGGTAAAACTGATACACTGATAAAGAAATCCAACCATGATAGATACTCAATAAATAATTTAACAGAATGGTGGAGAAAGAAAGCATCTAATAGATACATGACTCTACTTTCTGATGGTAGACTTCGAGATACCCTTGAAGTATGGAATGAGAACCCCAATGACATCGACATTATTCGGTAAAACATTTAGAGTAGTAGAGAACCCTCACGAACAGGACGCTGCTATCGAATTGATAGAAGGCGAATTTAAAGGTCTTGTCTATCAGTATGGTAAAGTAGGATTCGAAGACGGAAAACCAAATATAAACTTTGAAAGAACGATTAGAAGGTTGCCAGATAGTGGAGAAGAACTTGATAATCTACTAAATAATAACGACCTAAATAATCTTATGGGAAACATTCTTGTAGAGATTATGCAAGAACAAATACAGAAAGAGGAAGGAAATGATAATACAATATCCGATACAGATACCTGATGGTGAAACAATATATGTTCAAGGTAATTTTGCTGAAGCAGGTACTGATGAATGGTTTACTGAAAGAGACCGATTACAGGAATTATATAGAGCATCTGTAGAAAATGAAGAAGTTGTAATGGGTTCAGGTGGACCTATTGAAGTAATTACCCCAGCACAACCAATAGATTGGGCTCTAAAAGGAGACGAAGATGAATAGAGAAAAATTAATGCAAGAGATTAAGAGACATGAAGGAGAAGTCCTTGAAGTCTATGAAGACTCACTAGGTTATTTAACCTTTGGTGTTGGGCACTTAATTAAAGATAGTGATGATGAACATGGTCAACCTGTTGGCACACCAGTCTCACAACAAAGAGTAGATGAGGTCTATGACTATGACTTTGATAAACATTTAGATGAAACTATTCATTTATTTGAATCAAAGGGTGGTGAAGACTTCTATGCATTACCAGAAAACATACAACATGTATTAGTTAACATGACATTCAACTTAGGTGGAACAAGATTCAGTAAGTTCAATAACATGTGGAAAGGTGTTGTTGCTTGTGATTGGGAGAAAGTTGCAGTTGAAATGGAAGACAGTCGTTGGTTCAAACAAGTTGGAAGACGAAGTGTTGAATTACAGGAGATGGTAAGAAGTGCGTAATATAAGAGACGAAGTTAAGTGCCTGAGATTAGATACAGGAGAAATCTTAATTGGTTTCTTTAAAAATTTATGGTGGAAAGGCAAGTATGAAATAAGAGATTGTCAACAGTGTCTAGTATCTTTAGAAGATAATAGAATGGAAGTTCAACTTGCACCCTATGTACCTTTTGCAAAAGAGTATGTTTTTCAAATTAGACATGATAAAGTTCAATCAGTATTTGATGCAAAACCTCAACTAGAACAGAACTATAAAGTTGAGACAGGAAATCAAATAAGAGGTCAGAGAGGTAATAAGTAATGGATTTAGTACAGGCATTAATGAGTCAGTATCAAGGTGAAATGGATATGGCAATGGCAAACATTGAAGTATACAGAAATAATCCTGCAGGTATTGGTGAACATCCAGATATTGCACAAGCACTTGACACTCAAATTGAGAAATATGCAACAGCAAAAGAAAAGTATGACGCATGTTTCAATTTACTTAACGATAGAGAACAAACCACATTGACAGAATAGAACTACTGTAGTATACTTACAGTATGGATTTCTATACAAATGTATGTCGTACTCGTGATAAAATTCTAGTCACAGGTTATCAAGGCAATAAAAAAGTAAAAATGAAGGTCGATTATCGACCTAAACATTTTGTTCCCTCCAGAAAAGGTGATACACCTTACAAATCATTAGACGGTAGACCACTTGAAGTTGTTGAACTCAACTCAATGGGTGGTGCCAGAAAGTTCAGAGAGAAATATCATCAGACCGCAGGTATGGAAATACACGGTTATGATAGATATGTTTACACTTATATTTCAGATAAGTTTCCTTCAGACTTTGAATATGATACAAAGAAAGTAAAGATTGCAACACTTGATATTGAGTGTGAATGTGAAGATGGTTTTCCAGAACCAATGATTGCAGGTGAGAAAGTCAATGCAATTGCAATCAAACCTTTCGGTCATAATACACATGTCTTCGGTCTAGGTCCTTGGGACGAAAAACCTGCCAATTGTGTTTACTATAATTGTGTAGATGAGGCACAACTTCTAACAGAGTTTATTAAGTTCTGGAGAAAGTCGTCTTTTGATATCATCACAGGTTGGAATGTAGACTCATTCGATATCACATATCTCTGTAATAGAATAGATAAAGTATTCGGTGAAGGAGAACACAAGAAGTTATCTCCTTGGCAAATGTCAGATGTCAGAGAATACATGTCCAACTTTGGTCAGAAACAACAAACATTTAATCTATATGGTATCAGTGTTGTTGATTACTTAGACTTGTATCGTAAACATACACCACAAACACAAGAGTCATACAAACTAGAACATATCTCCCAAGTCGAACTTGGTACAGGTAAACTTGACTATTCAGAGTATGGTAATCTACACACACTTTACAAACAAGACTACTCAAAGTTTCTTGCATATAATGTTAAAGATGCCGTTCTTGTTGAAGAACTAGAAGAGAAACTTGGATTCTTAGAACTTACAATTGTCATGGCATATTCTGCCAAGTGTAATTACAATGACACTTTCGGCATGGTTAAGTATTGGGAAACAATCATCTATAACCATCTGAAGAAACAAGGTATTCAAACACCACCTCAGGCATTAAGACGAGACGGAAAGAATCATCG